TCACTGACAGTACCATCGTTATCAGCGACAAGTGTATTGGTACTGTCACTGTCGGCGGCACTGTCAACAGTCGTCGTCTGTTCGCCCTTGATATCTTCAACAAGTTCGATCTTGTCTTCAAGGGTGTCAACAGTCCACTGCTCGTCTTCGTCGTCAGCGTCGAACTTGGCCATCAGTTCCTCACTGTCACCCCACTTGTGGGTTAGTTCAGCCAGTTTCTCTGCCTTGTCTGCAAAGACAGGACGCTTGCTTTCACGCAGGCCCTCACGAAGACTGTCAACATCTTCCTGAAGATTCTCTTTTTCATCTACGAGCAGGTCAACGGCGTCGAAGTCATCTGCAAGGTCTTCGACAGTCGGCTCACCGTCGTAGAAGTCAGTCGGTGCATCTGGTGCATCAACCAGCTGTGCAGTATCGATGTCGAGGCTGTCGATGATGTATCGGACATCCTCAACACCAACGTCGTTCTGGTCAACAAATTCGGAAATATCCATAGTATCGTTGTGTGTAGTATTTGAATCAGTCCACGGCTTGCTTTCACTGGAGCAATCGTGGGCATCGGCGGCCCGTTTAATACGGGTAATTAGCGTCTCTGTGCTGATGTCGTAGTCTCCGTTGTTACGGAGGTTGTAGGCATCACGAACGTCGTTACAGTTGTTCAGGTCGTATTTTGGCTTCCCGTCAGGGTTCTCGTCAGGAGCGATGCCATACCAGTCACCATCTTCGACGTACAACCCATCGGGGCTGTGCATGGAATCACTGTATGTGGGTTCCTCGCCACGAGCACGTTTGATTTCGTTACCCTTGCGAATGGCCCACTGATAGCCACTGTAACCACCCCACCCTTTGCCAGACGTGTAGGAGTTGTCTTCCCACGGGTTGTCTGTTTCAGCCTCTTTCAGTGAATCACCACTGATGGAGTACTCTGCATGACGGGACCACCACGGAGCCATTGCCCCACTGCTACCGACAATATCCGAGGGTGACAGTTCTTCACCACTGGCCAGTTGTTCAGCACGGGACCAGCCATGAGATTGCATCCCGTTAACAGCCGTTTCTTCATTGTCACGGGCATCGAGTGCCTGTTGTGCGGCTTTCTGTGCCGCTTCAGGTGGCACAAGGTCTATGTCTTCACCGTTGACACTCACGTCGCTGAACGGGTCATGAGCGCCACATGAACATGGTCCAGTGGAACAGATGTGTCCACAGCTGTCACTGAAGTTTTCAGGTTTACTGGCGCTACTAACATTGGACTCGTAGGCTATCTTGGTGTTGCCAAATTCACCGTTGTTCCAGTGACTGATCTTGTAAACAGGTTCGCCTTCCTCCTGTGGATTGCGAGTCGTCTCACTGGCACTGACTTCACCATCAGTGTGGACTGACTTGACTCGGCCAGTTGCTGTGCCACCAGACCACTCCCACTGCACCCAATCACCCTCACTGTACGTTGGGTTCATGTCATTAGTCATTCCTTCTTCTTCAGTGGCAGTGGTCCGAACAGCGTCTGCTATCATTGCTTGGTCCATTTCCGATTTTTCAATCAAATCAGCAGGACCAGCAACCATCGTCTGTCCAGTCATCTCCCACCCACTGGCTGTTTCACGGAGTGGGTCAACCATCACTACCTCTGGGTTGTCTGGGTTGTGGACGACTTGTCCAGTAAACTCGGGAAATAGTCGATGGCCAACGACATCACCCTCACTGTAACTGGGGATATTTATGTCAACAGTGTCCTCGACATGGCCATGTTCACTGTCTGAATCCGTGTGGACTTGACACCCGTCCTCTGGGCTACATCTTCCCGTCTGAACGGATGCAATGTGGTCATAGGCCATGTCCCGTTGGATGGCATCAACTGCCGTCTGACTGTCGTCAGTCCAGTCTAACGTGCCACTGAATCCAACAGAGACGTTATCGTTCTGAACAGCAAAACGAATACTGTCAGGGTCGTTTGCTGGAATGTTGAGTGTGGCCTGTTGCCCATCGTCCCAGTATGGATTTTTCCAGAAGCCTTTGATATCATCAGCACTGGTGACTCTATCGTTCTCTGGATGGCCACGTGTCCACGGGAGGTTGTCTATCTGAGCCTGTGCAGTCTTCAGTTCCTGTTTGTCTTTCTTAAACGTCTGAAGTTCTCCATCGTAGAAGTACGGTTGCTCGATGGGTTGGGCGACAGTCGCCTCAAACTGCACAAACTCGTTGGTATCAAAGAACTGTTCCCACTTAGTATCAAGAGTGGTAGTTTCAGCCTCACTTGGGTCGAAGGAAGCATCCACTGTCACTGAGTCACTGCCACTGTACGTTAGCGTGCCAGTGGCTGTGTCAGTAAAATATTGTCTCATTAGAATTAATTAATTTTCTCAGCGAGTTTATCTGCAATCTGGTCCAGTTGTTCGTCAGTCAATGCTGAACTGCGTTCAGCGTCGTCTTCGTCAACCTCAGTTGACTCAGAGAGTGAGTCTGCAACAGGCTGAGAGGATTCACGAGTCTGTCCTTCAGGCTGTCCCCCACCGTTCTGTTGCATCGGATTCTGACGGACATCAGGTTCGTTGTCTTTGATTCCTTGGCCAGCCTCGTTGATGTTGATACGGTCAAGGTCATCCATCTGTTGTTCAGTCAGTTCTCCCAGATCAACGTCGATGTCGAAGGTTGCCCATTCCTCACTGACAAGGCTTCGTGCCTCGTCAGGAGTCATGACGTAGTTCTTAATGGCGTTGGTTGCCGCTGTAACGAGACTGACTGCTCCCTCTGCCTGTTCTAAGTCAGTTGGCTTGAATAGTGGCCCCCATTCGATGTCGAACCCCTCAATGTCGGACACACGAGGAATGGTGGACTGGTCATAGGAACTAACCATCCGAAGGGAGTTGCGGAACTTTTCTTCTGTCCGTTCAGTACGTAACAGATGAATGCCGTTGAAATACCCTTTCAGGTCAGTTTCTGACCCACTGACTGTGCCAGTCTGGGTACCTTGCAAGTACGACTTGGTAAAGACAGTCCCAGCACAGATGGCTTCAACCAGTGTGCTGTAAAATGGTTCAGGATCAAACTCGCTGACACCTTCTGCCACGGACAGTTCACTACCAGGAGGTAGCACTGCCTCAGAAGTCATAGAGAGGTTCTGTAACTTCTCTCGGGCCTGATCGAACTCCTCTTGGCCCCATGACTCTGGGGGTTCAACCGCATGAAGTGGGGCTGAATACCGATGGAGAATGTTCTTGATGGCCCAAAACCCCATCTGGGTAGCCATCAATGGCTGAAGAACAGGTGTTAGGACCGACTCACCAATCTGTGTACCACGGAGAGAGTTACCCAGTGGTCCATCGACGTGTTCACCCCAACGGAAGACTTCACAGCGGTCGATGTGAACAAAGGAAACGGACTGAACGTCAGTACTGTCCTGACGTGGTTCGACACCAAACCCAAGAACATCACCGTGGTCAGGGTGAGACACATCATCGACCACGGCAACACCACCGTTTTCTGCACCACCTGAAACGTAAATCTGATCGTGGTTGTATTCAGTGTAGTCTTCGACAGTCCCAGCTGCTAAGTCACCAGACAGGTTGTCGATGGTCCATATCTGAAATCCCTCGAATGTTCCACCGTCGCTGGGGATTGGTTCAGAAACACTGTCTGCACCATCTGCAATCTGGTGCATGAGCACACACATCCCGTCACGTCGGGACTTTATCTCACACTGCTTGTAGTATGGTTTGTACTGGTCAAGGTACTCACGAATTTTCCCGTTCGTGTTGTCACCGTGAATGGTGTACCCATTCTTGAAGGTGTCTTCTATGGGTTGTTCAACAATCGCTTTCCCATAGGGACCTTCACGAGCGTAGTAGCGCAGTTCATTGACAGTCGGAGTACGGAACAGACCACGAGGGTCAACGTCATCAGCCTTCTCGGTACTGTCAGGGTCCTCGTATCGCTTCTGTGTAAGGTTTTCTTCTGGTTCAGGAAGTGTTGAACGAACCTTATCTGTGAATGTGTTCGTAACTGTGTCTCCTTCACCACGTGAAGTCAACGCTGGTTCGTCTGAATCATCGGAACTGGTGTCTGAACCAGTGTCTTCAGTTATGTCAGTAAAAGCGTTAGTCATAGTAGATTACCTGAAACAGTTACAGTGGGTCTGGTGTTAGCATCACAGTGACGACAGGAATACTGGCAACGAGGCGTTTTGCCACCACATTCAGAACAAATCCACAGTCCAAGTGGCATTGTCATACGTACCCCTGACGTTGCGTGCCTGCAAAGTCAACAACTGACTCATTGTCATCGACAGCCTCGTTGAAGGCAAGCCACCCAAAAGACATCACGTCGAAAAAGTCATCGCGTTGGTTCCCAGGCGTCTCAATATCAACACGTTTCTTGCCAGACTTGGTTTCAGTAAGCGTCTTGTATGGCGCTGTGAGTTGTTCCAAGACACGGACACCATCTGCATCGGAGGTGTCCATAGACACGCCTGACGTGTCGCTCGTGGCCCGTGGAATCACCCACTCGTCGTCCCGCATGGACTCAACCATCCGAGTCGAAGTGCGGGACTTGTCACAGGTGAAAAACAACTGATGACCGTCGTCGTCCTCGACCCACTTAATATCAGTCTTGTTCTTGACGTTCCCGTAGTGAACGGCGTTGACTGTCTCCATGTACCCATCAGGGTCCACGGTGTCGTCACCGTGCTGAAGGGATTCCATTGCCTGTTGGCCATAACCATAGTCCACAAGGCCAACGTCGGCGTCGTACTGCATCAAGAACTGTTCGTAGGTCCGTATCTCGTCTCTGATACGGTTCTGATCTGGGTCAAGGAAGTTGATATCGAGGACGATGTATTCGCTACTGTCGTCATCGTAGACAACTTCTTCAGCTGCCATGATGATAGTGTCAGACGCATTTTTATCTGCTCCACCACCCCAGTCAGCCACAACAACTGTGGTGTTGTCCTCGTTGTGAGGACTGTCACGGAAGTTATATTCCGTACTGAAGGTGGCTTTTACGTCATTATCCGACAGGAGGTTGTCTTCTGGGTCAAAGAACTGAGCGAGGACTTCGTTTGCAAACTCCATTTCCCCCATCTGCTCTTTAGCTCTGGCAATGTCTGCGCCAGAGTGTAGGGGGCTGTTTATCCAGTCAACGTGCCACCCATGAACAGTGTATTCTTCGTCTTCTTCCAGTTCGACGTTGCCTGGAAGGTCTGCAATATCTTCAGCGGATAGTTCGTATGGGTCAACTTCCTCTTGGATTATCCATTCCTGTTGTTCTCGATCCCACGTTCGCTTGTCCGAGCGTTCCCAGAGATCATGGTAAAACGAACCAGACTCTTTGGGAGTCCCGATACAAAAGACGGTCGGTGCCCAGTCAACATGGGGTAGACCCATGTCAATGGCAGGCAGAAAAACATTGAAGACACGTTCAGAGAGGTCCTGTGTCTCGTCTGTAATCCCAATCTGTGAGTGTTTGCCACGAACGGACTTCTCGGAGTATCCAGAGTCAGTCTGAATACGCCCCATGACGGGGTTTACGTCACCAGACTCGTCACGCTGGTACGTCTTGAAGACCTGTGAAGTCTTATTGTCCGTCTTACGTCGAGATTCCATGTTGGCCTGCTCGACGTATGTCTCACGGATTGGTTCCAAGAAATCAATAACCTGATCCTTCGATGGAGCAATCAGGTACGAGTGTCCCTGTGGAAAAGCATCGTGGAACCACGATTCAAGCCACCCAGTCGAGGTAGACTTCAACTCACCACGAGCAAGCAAAAGGACATTGATGTCTGCCCACTCACTGGGATGCAACCACGACCTCTCGTCCAAAAGATGGGTTAGTGGTTCGCCATCCTCTGTCTTAAAGTCGTATGGACGGGATGGGTCTACAGGATGACGGAGTGCATTACGGACCCACGTTTTTGGGTCCTGTCGCAATGCACGCACCTTCTCAGGTGGGACATCATCCGATAGTTCTGGAATCATAGTTGTGGGTTAGTGTTAATTTGCTCTGTATCGTCTCAGATTGCGTTCTGATGGTATCGATTCAATTCCACGTGGTTTTGGTCACGTAGCAATGAAGCGCCTCACAACGCAATCTGAAGCGACTGAGGTTAGTCTGAGTTTTCTACTGCGTCTACGATTTCTTCAGACTTGCTCTGATAGTCGTCAAACTGGTTCGGGTCAGTGCCAGTATCCTCCTTGGTGTCTACCTCGTCAGGACTGGCGTCGATCTCCAGTACGATGTCGTCTGCCCCAACTTCGTCGGTATCATCCTCGGGGTCAGTGACAACACCACCACGTTCAAGCAGTTTTGGGCGGTCGGTGATGAGACGGGACATTGGGAGGTTCAGATGATGTTCGTTCCACGTCTCAATCGTCTTGAACTGCTGTGGTGATGGGTCGTGTTCAGAGGGTGGTGCAGTGAGTTGGGCTTTCTCGATGGTTTTTGACTCCATCATCCCCTCACCTTCCTCAACATTCTCGTACATAATACGAGGTTGGACAGTGATGAGTTGTACCGTCTTCATCGCCGCCACATACAGGCTGAGAGCACCATCAATACGCTGTGTGGGGTAGCCCATCTTGAGACTGAGGATATCATCCTCGTCTACGTCAGCAGGCTTATATTCGCTCTCACTGAAATCAAGCGTATCCTCACGGTATTCCACACCGTATTCGTAGGTGGATTCACCCATCAACGATTCAAACGTTCCCCACCCAATGAGTTTCTTCCAGGGAGAGAGTTTATCGTACAGATGGTCAACGGTCTTGGTAAACAGACCAGTCTGTAGTTGTTCTTCAGCAGATTTCATCGTAGCAGGGCGTTTGTGTGTTCGACAGTTGTCATAGCGGTCGCCGTTTTCGTCTGTTTTGGTAATTGCCCCACAGAGTCGTAGACTGGGGTATCGATCACGCCAGTTGTTCAGTGGCGCGTTACAACAAGTCCACTCGTCACGTTCTACTGGTTCTAAATTCCCACTGAACGGTGGGTATGGATTCCAGTTAGAGTCTAATAATCGAGAGCGGGCATCTAAATCATCGACAGTGAACCAAATCTGATACGCATTACCAAGTTCATCTGTCGGTGGCCATCCACCGTGGACTGAGACGCCAAGGTCTGTCTCGTCGTCTTCAAAATACTCTTTGAGACGTTTCAGTTCTTTTTGTGAGATGTCACAGGGAGCTGGATACGTTGCAGGGTCAGTGTATGGTTTATCGTCCTCAGCGTACTCATTTATGATTACGTCTTCGTCAGTGTTCGCTGGGTGTTTGACCATCGTAGTTTAGCCACCCCTCATAGGTGTATTTGTCTTCAGAATTGGTTTGTTCGACTGTTTTTTCTCTACTGCAACCATGAGCGGGGGTTAACTGACGATGGGTCATAGGACTATACCTGTGTATCTGGTATTGTACAGTAACAGTGTATAATTACAGTAGTACTGTACTATGCTGTAAAAATAGGAACCACCCTTTTAGACTAAGTAACTGTTGTACTGAATTAGTACCAGTAACAGCATTAGGATTTTAGGGGTAGTGTGTATTGTACCAATAGTTCAATGGTGACTGGAATTGTTCCAGTGTTACTGAGCCATCACCACTAAGGTACTTATCTCATTAATGGTAGTGTGCAAGAGAACGTATAAAGGAACGTACCTAACAGAGTTGGTAATCAAAGGGAATTAATATACACTAATACTGTATTAAGATTCAGTAGTGTTAGTAAGTTTCACCCGACAGTCTTTGATAGTATCTGTATCAATGTCTTTGTCAACGGGAATAAGCACATCACAGAGGTGGGCGAGTTGATCGCCGTCAAAGGCCATGTTGTGGATTCCATTGTCCATATCGCGCTCATCAAAGGTTTTGATGTCGATGAGCTGGCGGGCAGCAATAGTGACAATGGCAAGTTCACTGACCTCAATGGGCCACTCACCACCGAACTGAAAGCCATCTTCCCGATTGTCTTTGAAATACTGATACAGGGACATTGACCGTTCACGAAGCCAATCTTGTTTCTGAGGGCTAACACCAGAGAGGGTGTCAACGATTGTCACGAAATCATTGTACCGT